GCGGCGGCGTAGGCGGCGGCGGCGGCGGCGGCGGCGTCGGCGGCGTAGGCGGCGGCGGCGGCGTAGGCGGCGGCGGCGGCGGCGTCGGCGGCGGCGTCGGCGTCGGCGGCGGCGTCGGCGTAGGCGGCGGCGTCGGCGGCGGCGTCGGCGGCGGCGTAGGCGGCGGCGGCGGCGGCGTCGGCGGCGTCGGCGGCGGCGTCGGCGGCGGCGGCGGTTTGTCGCGCCTCCCGGGCCGCTTCGCGCGATCCTTCGCGCTCGCACCGGACCGCGGCTGCTTCCAGCGCGGCCGCCTGCGTCGGATTGCGCTTGGCAGCGGCGCGCAGACCAATTGGTATCGCTCGGCGAATCGTCATGTCGACGACGCGGCGACTGAATTCCGCGTCGTCGACCGCGTCCTTGCTGCCAAGTTGTGCGAGGGCGAGGCGACGCAGGCCGACCGCGCGCGACTGAGGACTCGACCACGCCGCATCATTCAATCGAATCTTCAGTCGGCGCAGCGGCGCCGCGACACAGCCGGGATCGTCGCCATGCGGCAAGCCGAGCGCGAGGCAGACGGCCGCTTCGACACACAGCTTGCCTGGTTCGGGCTGGCCCATGCCCGCCACCAAGCCCGCGTCCACGATGTCGCGTACTTTGGTGGCGATCGCCCGATCGATTGTCGTCATCATCATTGCCGTCCTGTTCTGCGCCATCGCTCACTTCACCTTCTCGCCCCGCAGTTGCTGGAAGCGACGGACGAAGCATGTCGCGCTATGTGGCAGACCGCCGCAGTTGGAACAGCCGTCGCGCTGCGTGTAGTAAGCGATGAACTCGTCGGCGATCACCGCGAGAGCTTCGTAATCGCTCAAGCCGACAAATTCGGAGACCTCAGATTCGCGTACCACGACACACTCGTAGCTGCCTGGATCGATCAGCGCGCCCTTGAAAATCTGTGTGTTACTCATGGTTCACCGGACCTTCTCGCCCCGCAGATAGGCGGCGACCTTCACGCCGCTCCACTTCTTCCGCTTCGACAACTGCGGTTTGAACTCGAGATCCTTGAAGCGACCGAGCTTGTTCAACTTGTAGAAGTAAGACCGGCTGACACGGAACGCCCGCAGCATGTCGGGCACGTTCATCACGGTTGGGAGATCGATCGGCTGGACCACTGGGGCGTCGGGAACGGTCGCGACCATCGGAGCGGCCACGTCTGTAGGACTCATAGCGCAAGAATATAGGATTGACTGACACGAATGTCAAGTCGAAAGTGTTGTTTTGGAGACGATTTCGCTATCGGACTCAGCGCAACGGACTTAGGGCTGATCTAGACTCGCCGCCACGATGGATTGGATCGGTGTGCGCCGTCGTCTCAGTCAACTGCGACTTGCGCAACGCCGTGCGCGGGATGGGCGATCGTGGAGTCTCGATGATTTGGCGAAAGCGAGCGGGATTGATAAGTCCGCGATTCACCGGACCGAAAACACCAAGCGGTATCCGCACTACCGTCCAGATTTGGACACGATCGAACGCTGGGTGAAGGCGACGACCGGCAAACATTTGTCTGCCTTTTTCGCGTCTTTCGAATCCGACTCGTCGGAGGTGACAAAAAATAGTATGTCTAGCATCAATTTGCCGTTGAATTCTGGCGACACTCCGTTACACAATCCGCCGTCGACGATCAACCACAACGCAGAGGCGGCGGCGCATGGTGCTCTCCTTCCCACGACGACCATTGCCCTCCTTGAAAGTGTCGTCCTCACCTCTGTCGAGCGGGTCGTCACCGCCCTTGACCGGCTTGGCGATCGACTGGCAACGCGTGACGAACAAGTTGCAGGTCGTCGCCCTGAGACGCCCCATCATCGCCGGCGTGATCGTGTCCAGCATGGAAAAACTGCTCGATAACCTCCTCCAGTGAGACGCGGCACTCGAGAGACGATCGAACGCGGCATCTACAAGGATGTCGGCGGCTATGAAGTGGTCGCTCGGGCCGGGACGTTGCGCCGAAGCCAACGATTCCCGTTGCGCACCAGCCTACAGACGTTGCGTGGCTGGCGCGACCTGACCACCTCAGACTTACGAGACGAGCGCCAGCCGACCGCCGATGCCTCCACGCTGGCCGGCGCGATCGACTCGTTCATCGCGAAGACCAAGCTGCCGAGACGTGCGGGAATTCGCCCGAGTCTCCACGCGTGGGCGCGCGAATACGGCGAGCGGCCGCGACGGAAGATCACCGCGGCGCTCTGCCAGCAAGCGCTCGAACGCTGGCGCCATGCCGGCTACTCGCCGCAGTCGTTGTACTACCGGCGCTTGGCGCTCTATCGCCTCTGGAAAACACTGGATGGCCCGACTGTCAAGACGCCTGTTGATGACATTCACATCGCCCGCCCGCGCGTGCAGCGGCCGACGTGGGTGCCTGACGACGTGATTCTCAGCGTACTGATGGAACTCCGGCGGAAGGAACTGGCGGGCGGGAAGCTGAGACGATCCGCGAAGACGCGCGCGCGGTTCCTGGTGCTCGCGACGACGGGCCAACGGCCGGCGCAGCTCAAACGCGCGCAGCGGTCAGACGTGGATCTCGAGCGCGGCATCTGGTGGGTCCGGCCGGCGAAAGGCGGGCACGCCGTGCCGCTCCACCTCAACTCCGAAATGCTCGACGCGTGGAAGGCGTTCGTCGCCGCTGACGCGTGGAGCCACTACGATACGCGCAGCTTCGCCCGCACGCTCCGCGCCTGCGGTTGGCCGAAAGGGATCCGTCCCTACAATTTGAGGCACGCCGCCGGCTTGACACTCAGCGCGCGCGGGGCCGATCTCGGGGACATCCAGATGCACATGGGGCACACGTCGATCGCGACGACGCGGCAATTCTACGTGCCTGGGCTCGATGAACGGATGAAGGCGACGAGTGCCGCGCTGGAGGGACGATTCCGCGACCGTGCCACGCACCCGGTGCCACGATCGGCAGGAGACACCATCAGATTTCCCGGGAACCAGCGGGTTGATTCGAAGCACATTCTTGTCGCGGCCGACAAGCCGCAGAAGCGACGCGGCGCCTAGAATCAACCACTTGCGACGTTGCGTGTGATCCGAGGACACCTGATTCGTAATCAGCAGGTCATCGGTTCAAGTCCGATCGCCGGCTCCAGAAAACGCGAGTTTCCAAGCGTGCCACGATCTGGTGCCACGATCGAACAGGGTCAGGCGGCACCGCCCATCCCGATGTCGGGGCGACACCGGGTCCCAGTCGGCCCGCCTGAGCCCCGCTCAGCTCGCTGGACCGAGTCTCGCAATGGCCTCAGCTTCAAAGAGCCGCCACTCGGTGAGCAGTCCTGGACACGGCGCACCAGCCGCGCCGCAGTCATCGTGCTCCCACGGTTGATCCGGATGTGCCTCGCACACCCAGCCGTCGCGGCAGTCCGGACATGAATGCACGACGTTCCACGGTGCGGTGTGATACTTCTCGGTCATCCTGAGCCCCGCTCTACTCTGTGCTAGACTGCGCGCATGAACAGGCGCGGATTCTTCGGCACACTCGCGGCGTGCCTCATTGTGAAGCGCGTGGCTCCCACCACTCCGCAGATCAACTTCCGCCTTGACGGCGCTGACTTGGTATCGCCGGAAGTCCGCACGATCATCGAAGGCAAGCCTGGCCACCGAATCTACTTCCTGTCGAACGACGGCCCATACGTCATCGGCGGTAGCCCGAACCACGTCGAGAAAATCTCACTCGACACTTTTGCCGCGCCTACCGTTCCACCTTCCCACTGAGCGCTGTGCTAGACTGCGCGTGCTGGCCGCGTCGCTGCGGAACAGACCGCAAGGCGCTCACGGGCTCGTGGTGGCTCCGCCGTTCGACTCGGTAGGGCGGCGCTTTCTGAAACCGACGCGGACAGCCTTCTTCCTCACCGACGAAAGCGGTGCTTGCCGCCAGCCGCCGAGATCGTGATGCCCGTGAGCGTGGTCGCCGTGGCGAGGAGCACCGCGCTGATGTTCGCCCCGATGTCGGCTCCGTCGGTCCCCGTGTTCTGGTAGGCGCTTCCGTTCGCAATGGCAAAGTTCGCCCCCACGCCATCGACGGCATACGTGGTGAACTGCGCTTCCCACGTTGCATCATCCGGATAGAAGTTGTTCGCGGGATACGAGCCTGACGAGACATTCGAGAGCGCGTTTTTCAGGAAGCTGTAGCCGGGTGCAGCCGCCGCAAGCCCCGCACTGCCTTGCCCGCCTGAGCAGATGATCCCGTAGGTTTCTCCGCGCACCAGATTGTTCGTGAAGACGAAGCCCGACAGGACCGCGACCTGATCATCGAGCTGCAACGCGCCCCCAGCGGTCCCCTGCGTCACATGCACGATGGTGTTGTGGTCAATCGTCGCGTTGACGACGCCTTCGGTCGCGACGATCGCGAAGACCTGACTCCCCTGTCGCCATGGATCGGTCCCCGAGTCGTACACGAGATTGTTCCGGACGGTGACATTCGTCAGCGGTCCAGGCCGGCCGCCGTTCTCGGCTTCAATCCCGTGCAGCTCGAGGAACCCGCAGCAGTGCCGAATGATGTTCTTCTCGAAGACGATGTTCTTGGTCTGGATGTAGGGGGCCGTCCCTTCTTGATCGACGGTTTTCAACCACACCGCATAGCCCTGGTCGGCACCAGGCCAGCAGTATTCGAAGATGTTGGAGTCGATCTGTGCGTTGACGCAGGCTTTCAGCTCGAACAGATTCTTGATCGCCCACGATTCATTGATCCAGGCCGGATCGTTCCGCACGTAGTTGTAGCGGAACGTCAGGCCGTCGAGAATACATCCCGCCTTGATCGTGTTCGTGCCGACGTCTGGCGCGGCGCTCAGCGCGGTAAAGCCAATCGTGCCCGACGCGCCGTTCCCGCTCTTGCTCGTGAGCGTCGTCTGCTTCCACACCCCGCCCACCAGACACGCGATCGTCTGCCCGACGGCAATCTCGGCCAGCGCATGACTCGCCTCCGAACACGCCACCGTGGCTGATGTCGTCGTCGGACTGCCGGATACGGTCAGGTAGGTGCGGATATTCGGGTCTGCGCCACCGAGCAGGAAGGGTTCGGTGCCTGCGCTGAGGTAGTTGTTCGTGACCGTCAGTGGACCATGACCATTCCATCCCGCGATGCACTGACTGTCGCCTTCCCCGGCACCAGTCGACTTGATGTCTGAGATGTAGTTGTTCGTGATGACGATCCGCTTCCCCGCCGTGTGAATCGCCCGCTTCTGCCCCAGCGTCGCGCTGCCGTGGATGTAACACTGGTCAATCGTGATGTCCGTGGGTTCAAGCGTCTCGAAGGCTTGCGACGAATCCGCGTACCCGATGGAGATAATTGTATTGATGCCGCCAGGTACCTCGGGACAGTGAATATGTCGGAACGTGTAGTGATTCGACCCAGTGGCGAACTGGACCGCTGGCGCCCCGCTTCCCGGCGATTGAATCGTCGGCATGAACGCCGCGTACGCCGGACTCGTTCGCTGTCCAGCCGTGGGAAGACTGAACGCGCTGGCATCCGACGTGATAAGAATCCCGACGGTCATCACGCCCTTGTCTGGACACGTCACCGTCTCCGTGAAGGTCTGCCCTGCCTTGCAGACAATCGTGTCCCCGTCCACCGCGGCATTGACCGCGGCTTGAACCGTGCTGTAGGTGTAGCCCGTGCCTACTGTCCGCGTCGCCATCGCCCTACTTACTTCGCCTCGATGACGACGACGTGGCGGGCCTCATCCACGCGTACGTCCTTCACGGGACCAGTCCCGTCATAGTTCGCCTCGACCCAGACATCAGCGTCCTGTGGCAATCCACGCAACCGTTCGATCAGCTCTGCGGCGGTCATATCCTTTTCTGCCTCAACTAACCAACCAGACGACGGCTCATCGGATTCTCGGGATCTGCGGATCGTGGCCGAACAGCCCGATGGCACTTGCCAGCGCCCACAGAATCATGACCACCGCCAACGCCCAGAAGCCCTTGTCAATCACCTTCGGATGATCAGGTGACATGTAGTTGATGATCCACACGGTCGCAGCCACCGCGAGGACCACCACGACAGCGAACAATAAGAATTCAAAGAGCCCCATTAGCCATTCCCCCATGTGCAAGTGATGCCGTGCGCGTGACAGAGTTCCTGTGCGCGCAGCCGCAATCGCAGGCCGTCCGCTTCCGAGCAGTTCCCGTGGCTGTAGTCGTAGGCGATGCTCTCGAAAAAGTTCAGTGGCACCTGACGCCAGCCGCGCGCGCCGACTCCAAGACGTGTGACAATTTCTAACCATCGGTCTTCCCATCCGTCTCCGTCGAGCAACTTCGCCCCGTGTGGCGTTTGGTACAAGAACACGTCCACGAACTCGCCGCCGTGAGACCACCAGAACCCAGCTTCATCACCGTGCCACGGATCGTCAGGTTCCACAGGATGACTGGCACCGGTCGCGCGTTCCGGTTGCAGATGCACCGCAAGAATGGCAGTGGGAAGTGCTGCGTGAATCACGAGCAAGCCGCGTGAGAGTTCCGCAGAGGTCCAGCCGCCACCTGGACCGACGAGCTCGAACCCTGGACATACGATCAGCCGCGCCGGGTCGCGGATATAGGCCAGCAGCGATGCGAACAGGCCCGGCCAGAATTCGTTGATGTCGGCTGCGGTCCCACCGTCGCCGCTTGTCAGCATGACAACCGGCACGAAGCCCTCATCGACCACGTCCGCAACGAAGGACGCGAACAGGTCCGGCTGCGTCCGCACATCGGCCGACGGAATCTCCATAATCGTCGGGTAGTTCGCCACCGGACAGACGACCAGGTGTGTCAATCCCGCTTGGCGCTTTTGCTCCAACCACGCGTCGAACTTAGCGTCATCGGTGAGCCAAAGCGACAGCAGGTACGGATCGAACATGACGATCCCGTCGGCATCGCGCATCCCGCAGAAGTTCGCGCGGATGTCGTGGACATTCGGCGCTAGCGTCGCCGGCTGCGAACGATTGGCCGCGGCAACGATCGCGGCGACGCTAGCCATTCGGCAACCGATTGATCAGCAAGAACGAGAGCGCCTTTGCGCTCGGTCGAAACGTCACGATGTTCCCTTCCACTGTGCATTTCTCCCACGGACCGTCTGTCCCTTTCGGTCGCGTTCCCCAACTGCCAAACGAGCCGTCTGCGGTCGGCTGGCAGCTCAGGACTTCATCGTCCTGGAGAACAATCACGAATTCCGTATCGCTGACCTTGAGCAAGCTCTTCGCGGTCTGCAACGGGGCGAGTGGTGAACTGCCGAACGCAATCATGGTTACTCCTCGCACCGAATCAATTGACCGATCAGCTCCGCGCTGGCCCCGAGGAAGACGCCCGCGATCCGTTGTTTCCCGGTATGTCGGTTCGCGAAATCTTCCCCGCGTAATTCCTGCGTCGCCCACGCGAACGACAATCCGAGCTGCCAATGTCGTGCGCCCGTTGGTCCGCGCGACAACAATCCCTCCATACCGCGTGCAGAATGACCACTTGGCATCCCATGCAAGTCACAACCAGCGCACGGGCGAGGCGAGAAGATGAAGTGTTTCATCGTCAGTTCGGTCGTCGTGATGAGGCCCTCTGTTAAAGCCAAGCGACCGAGATTGCACCAGGGACGCTTGGATCGTGCGGCATCGACCGCGGACCACGTCGGATTCACCGCAGCCGTGCCGTAGCTGGCCCAATCGGCCCAACGGTTGACGGGTTGCTGGGCGTGGACGGGTACGGCAAATAGCAGGAACGCGATCACGAGCCACTTCGTCACTGTGTTACCATCTCCTCAAGGCGTCGGTGCGGCGTGGAGAGAACACGCTAAGGACAACGCGAGATCCAGCGCGTAATCGTGGTCATTGACCGTTGTCTGAGCCGGTCGCGCACCCGGCGAACTGCAGCCGCCAAGCGCGGTCACCGACGCCCCCAACCTGCTGTAGAATTCCCAGCCATGACGCTGAAAGAAGCGCGCGCACTTCGCGACTACATCCACTCGAAGAACAGCATCAACTGCACCGTGCCGCTCGGTCACGGTCCTGACGGCTACTTCCCGCGGTCGGACATGGGCGCCGCTGGCCCACGCGACTGGAAGTCGAAGCAGGAGTTTCGCGATTGGCACGCGCAATATCTTCGTCGGCAGCGCAAGATCATGCGCGAATACCACGCGATGCTGGCGCGGCAGTCGATGCGCCGCGCTCGCAGCCCTATCGAGCTGATGGTCGATCGAGCCTGCGGGCTGATCTAACCGTTCCATCCGCCGCCCCCAACCTGCGATAGAATCGGCGCCAACCCGGTTCGATGGTGCATGCCGAATAGCCGAATAAGGCATGACGTAGCACTTCTTTGGTGCGCGATTCCAGGGCATCCATCGAGCCGGTGAACCATTTTCGTGAGGCCACGAAAATGAACGCGAGTTTCCATTCTTTCCAGTCATCACACTACCGGTAGCCTCACGCGCGCTTCTCCTCCGCTCACCGACTATCTCCCTGGATCGATCCGCCAATACCGCCTTGTCGCGCGTGATTGGTGCGGCCAAAATAGAACCCGACCACGAGAAAGAACGCATTCGAGAGCAGTAAGAACGCCGCTGTTTGCCCCTGATCCTTCAACGCGAGTTGCGCGGCCACATACAACGTCGACCCTGTCACGGCCAGCGCAATCACGGCCTGCGTCACTTCCCAAATGACATTGATCCGCCGCTGCCCTGCGGTTTTGCGATCCTGCTCGCTCGTCGTCGTGGACGCGATCACGTCGAGATCGGTCACGCCTTTTTGCCTTCCTCGACCGGATGGAGCTCCAGTTCCGCGTGCGGTTGATCGAAGAACTTGTACCGGCCGCCCCACGTCAGCCCGCGCTGCTCAAGGGCTTGTCCGAACCGTTCCCACGGATGCGTCTGCGCGAAGGGGTTGCCATCGACAAACGCACAATCCACGGCGTACCCGTAGCCGTCCTCATGCGGCTGATGGTGGCTCTTGTGCGTCACGCCGTCTTTGTAGGTCACAATCGGTCCCTTCGTGGTCCGACCTTGCGCGTAGAGCGCCACTTGCCGCTCTTGCGTGCGGACGCCTTCAACCACGAACATCGGGTGTCCCCACTCCGACATTTCCTGGAACACGTCGACGATCGCTTCCACCAGCGCCGGATGAACCCCCGTGAGCCGCGCATAATCCCGGTCGGTCATCGCGCAGCCTTCTGCGCTTGGAGCACCTGATCGATCTTCTGTTCCACCAGGGAAATCCGTTTGTCGAGTGCGGCATATGCCAGTACCACGCTGACCACGACGGTCAACACCGACAACGACAACTGAAACCAGACGGGCCACTTGTCTCCAGACCGTTGATGCCGGTATTCAGCACGGTCCTCGTCCATCGCCCGACGTACCGCGTCGCGTACCGTGTCATACGTCCCCACCATGTCGGCCCTGCGCCTTTCCTTCGTGTCCACCGTTTTTCCGTGCAGGGAACGGAAAAATCCTGGTCTACAGTCTGCGTAGCCGGATACCCTTCAGCCCTGCGTTGAAGGGGTTCGGTTAGAGGTGCCGCGTATGCCTGTCCGCTGCGCGGCGCCTCGCTTCGGTTCCGTCCGTTTAGGAGGTTGTGATGCGTCGCCTCTGGATCGTCCTCCCGCTCCTGTTCGCGGCGTGTTCTTCCACACCGGTCGCGCCAGCGCCAGTCGTTCCCGTCTGCCAACAACAAAACACTGCGGAGTTGACCTTGCGCAACACGTCACCGAATAATCTGACCTTCGACGTGCTGATCGACAACGTGCTCCGTGGCACGATGGCTGTCGGCCAAACGGTCGGCCCTGTCACGGTGACGGCTGGCGTGAGCCACACGGTCGTCTCGCGCGTCACCAACACATCGGTCATCGCGTGTACATCCTCGCCATCGTTCGCGCAGTGCTCGACGCAAACTCTGACGTGCAGTTATTGAGTCTCACTCGTCGTCTCGTGGTGGCTGTGACTTCCCTCGGAAACCTTTGGGGAAACGTTTTTGCGCCGCCGTCGGCGTCGGCAACCCCAAGCGATCCTTCAACGCGCGCGCTTGCTCAATCGCGACCTGTGCCTCCTGATCGGTCTTCCCCATCGCGCGCAGCCGCAGATACACCAGCGTCTCTTGCGCGTCCATCGTCGGCTTCTGGGGACTTGGCGTCTGAGCGGGAGTCTGACCTTGCCGTGCCTGATACTCCGCCCGCCGACGCGCTAGCGCCTCCTCATTCAACAACTGCTGCGGACTCTTTCCCTTCTCAGCCGCCTTCGCCCGCGCAATCGCCTCCTCGTACGGAGCCAATGGAGCGCCCTGACTGGCTGACACCGGAACTTCAGAAGGATGGGGACCGCTTGGAGGCGGCGTACCACCGGAAACGCTTTCGGCGGGTGAAGTAGCTTCCTCAGACGGCCCTACCGCCTTGCGTGCCCGTTGAGCGATACGAACCGCATTCGCCAAGCGCGGGCTGAGCAACCCGACGAGATCAGGATTCACATCCAGCGCCGCGCCACCGACAGCCTTACCAGCCCGCCCAACAGCGCCAGCCGCTTCCGGCACCGCCGCGCCCGCCGCTTGCGTGGTTGGCACCAGGAACGGCATCAACCGATCCGCCAGTTCCGCGAGGCGTCCGAGCGGTTGGAGTTCTGGCACGATCTGCGGGCGTTCAGGATTCGCCAGCGAGACACGACTCGCCAGTTGTTGCAGGCGTTGAATCAACGGCTCTTGGCCGCTCTCAAAGACTGGCGAGAGCGACGGACGTAGAGGGGCCGTCGATGTTTCCGGCGCGGTCTTGTAGGACCGAATGACCGAGGCGATATTCTCTTCGGGCTCGCCCGCGTCGATCATCCGCTGGACGATCGTTCTGAGCTGCGGATCAGCGGCCATACTTCTTGATCAATTCATCCGCACTCAATGGTGTCGTCGAGCTGCTCGGCTGACCGCCCATCCGCGTGGTGATGTGATCGATCGTCGCGCCGTAGCCCTGCACGGTCAGGCGCATCTCTCGCCGCATCAAATTCAACGTATCAGCGAGCGTGCCCTTGTTCATGCCGGCATTCAGCAGTCGAGACGCGGCGCGGCGTGCGCTATCCGACGATCCAGCCGCAGACCCGGTAGCGCCTTCGATGATCTTCGCGTATTCCGCGGTGAACGTTTCGATCGCGTTCGCGAGCTGTTGCGCGTTGCTGTCTCCGAGCAACTTCGTCCGACCAGCCTGCAGGGCGTTGTTGATGAGCGGATACTGCGTGCGATCCACTTTCTTCGATAGCCCATCGATGAGATCGGCCTGCTGTAACGCTTTGTTCTCGAACGACTCCGCGGAGGCTGATGCCGCCTGCATGCGCTTGAGCGCGTTCGCGTCGCCTTTGTAGGCCGCTTGCCGCTGAATCGCCACCGCTGGCGTCTGTCCGAGAGCTTTCGCTTGCTGCGCGGCAGCGTTCACGACGGCCGCTCGATCTTCATTACTCCGCTGTCCGAGTGCCGGCATGACGTTCGTCACGCGATACAGCGTGGCCGCGTAGTCCAAGCCTTCCGGAGAGAGCTTCGCCGCGTTATCCGCCAACGGCTTGTCATTGACGGCGTTCGCCTGCTTCCGGAGGACCGTCCGCACGTTGGCCGGCGGCTCCTGTCCCGGATGCGCCTGCTTCCAGATGTCGACCAGATCGTTGAACTGGGCGTCCACACCTCCCGGTGAGAGCCGCTGATCCGGTCGCCCCGACTCCCTGAACTGCTTCCGAGCCTGCAGTTCTTCGGCGGCCGTCAGGTCCGTGAACTTCTTCCCCTGATCCTTCGCCCATTTCTGAACGAAGCGCTCCTCTTCGGTGCTCGCGGTCGTGTCGGCTTTCTGTGGCTTGGCAACCGGTTGTCCAACCGCATCTAATGGACGTGCGCGCGTCAGATCGAGCGCAGTTTTGACCGGCACTTGCGATCCGTCCTTCAGCGCGAGCACCGCTCCTGCATTCGACAAATCATCCAGGTTGTAGCCGTTCTTCTCGTACGTCCCGAGCTGGTCAGTCAACTCCTGAAGCCGAAGCTTCGCAATCTTCGATGGTGGGATCGTGATCCGGCCTTTCAAGTCTCCAGGCTTGATGTAGCCCGCCTTGGTGCCGGCATCTTCAGCCAGGGACAGAAACTGATCGAGCGCGACCGGATCGTCGAAGTTCTGTGCGTGATCCGCGATGCGCATCAGATACTCCGCGCCCTGCTGATTCTGAACGTGCGTCTGCTGGACCTTCTGGTCCTGCTCTTGTTTGGCGAGATCAGCTCCGTGCATCCAGCCCTGCTGAAAGCCGGCCTGTCCACCGCTGCCAGGCGCAGCGAGACCGCCAAGGACGGGTCCGACCATCTTCAAGAGGGCGCCGAGATCGAAGCCGTCAGCCATTCATGTGTCCGAAGAGATAGCCGAGAATCTGTCCCCACGCCGCCGCGTTGTTCTGACTCTGTCCGTAGGCACTATTGGAGGCGTTCAGGTTCAAGTTGCCGAGTCCTGTCAAGCCGCTGAGCACCGATGACGGAGAAGATGCACCTTCGCCGGACGCCGCCAACAGATCCATCATCCGCTGCCGATCGAAGTTCGGAAACACTTGCGCGGTGTTGACCACCGATTGACCGAGTGCGTTCGATCGATCCTGCGACTGCTGACTCACGCCGAGCAACTGCGTCAGAATCGCCAACTGTTCCATCTGCCGGCGCTGCTGTTCGTTGATCGCTTGGATCGCGGTGTCGTTCGCAGCAGCCCCCACCGCTTTCTCATACCCCTGCTGCGTGCCTCGGTTCAACACATCGAGCATGCCCGAGGACGGCAACATGCCGCGTGCGCCGATCCGTTCCTTGTTCATCTGGAGCGCTTGATCGCGTGCCTGCGTCAACGGTTCGAGATAGCGCGCGCGCAGTGCCGCATCCTGTCCAGACGTGTAGGGCGCGCCGCTCAGGTTGTTGACCTGATTCAGCCCGTAGAGTTGCAGCAACGCTTCGTACGGATTCTGCTGGTTCTGCTGACTCTTCAGTCGATTGAGGTAGTCCATCACCTCATTCAGAAAGAGCACGGAGGACGGATCATCGTAGCCACCTGGATTTGGTCCGAGATACGAACCCGGCGCGTTCGTCGGCGGTCCGCCGAACTGCTCGCCCGTGTGTGGGTTGTTGTTCGGATTCTCCAGGAAGCGCCCGTGCCAGTAGTCGGCATTCGCGAGTCCACCGCCTGCGTTGATCTTGTCGACCCAGTACTGTGCGTCCTGATGGCCCCACGGGTTGTTACCAGTCATCCAACTGTTGACGAGATCGGAAACGGAGTTCGCCGTGCCGCCACTGGACGTACCAGACGACATCTGTGGACCAACCGGCGGCGCCGTGGCAGCAGTCGGATTCAGCGCTTGAAACAGCGAGTAGTACGGATCCTGCGGCTGCGCCGGATTGAGCGGATCGCCCCATCCGGCACCCGTGTTGTAGGGTTGCGATGGCACGCCGGCTATCGGCCGTTCAATGGTTGATGGCGTCGTGGTGGACGGGTTCTGCGCAGGCGCTTTCCCGCCCGTCTCCCCACCACCTCCGAAGTCAATCCAGTCGGGCGGTTGGTAGTCGCCGCTATCAAAGCTCACGCGCGCCATTAGTAGGCGGGCTCCCGGCCGCCACCGTTCTCTTGCTGTCCGCTCCCCGGCATCCCGCCACCGAAAAACGCGCCGAAGGGATTGCCGAAGAACAGGCGCCGCATCTCATCAGAGATCGGCGAGCCAATATCCGGTCCCGTCGGATGGTGGTAGGGATTCGGGTCTTCCGGTCCAGTCACGGGCGTCGCGCTCGCGCCGGGAATCCGGTAACCCAGATCACCCATGTAGGTCACGCCTTGCGGGGTAAACAGCGAGTTCCCTGCACTGTTGTAGTTGATCCCGCCGCCGTTCATCAGCGCGGCTAAGGCTTGCGCCACGGGTGTGGTGCCGCCACCGGATGATGTCGGCGAGGCAGTCATCGCATTGCGCGCATAGGCCGGCGCGAGCCGTGTGGCCATCGCCATCGCCGCTTGATGAATCGGTTCGACCCGACCCAAGCGTCGCGTCTGATACCCCATGAGGTCCGCCATCTGCTGCTGGAGCTGCGGCGGGAGGGCGCTCTGGGTGTTCGAGGATCCGCTGCCATGAAACAGACCAAACAGTCCCGCAATCGCCGCCGCAATGGTCGCCGGATCCATGAAGCCCTACCCTTCCACGTACAACGAAAACGCCTTCGCCGACTCGGTACTGGTCACGTAGATCCGCTTGTCATCCGAGACTCGACTCACCGTCAGCGGCACCAACGTTGACCCGACGGCATCCAAGCGCAACACGCCGTGCGCGAGGTACGGCACGCGCCCGAAGCCATGTGCCATCGCGAGTTCGTCACCAGGCGTCGTCGGCGTCGTGCCATGCAGAAACGCCCCGCCGAAGTTCAACGTCGGATCCTTCGCCGAGCCGTTCGGATGCCCGAACCGAAGCTGTGTCAAGAGTTCCGTGAAGATGTCCAGCATCGGTTTCCGCAACGCGATCGGAAGCGCGTTGATCTTCGTCGTGATGTCGCCAATCGACGCCACTACTGCCCTGCCTTCCGATGGACACTCCACGTAAATTTGCCCGTGCCGCCGGCCGTAATCCCACCGTGCCGCAGCGCCAACGTCCACGATCCGGTCCAAGCCGTCGTGAGCGACACGTTCGCCGCTTCCGAGATGCCGCCGCCAGTCGATGCGCCTGACACAAATGAGGCGTACTTCGTGTTCGCCGACTGGGCCTGAGAGATCGTCACCGTCGCAACCACGGTGGCGCCAGACGCCACCGATCCACCGAGCGACAATCGTGAAATGACCGTATTCGAATCCGTCGACGACACCAGATCGATCCGTGCCACCGCCTGCGTGACTTGTTCCCACGTCACTTCGACGATCAGCCGATCCTTCGCCGTCAGACCTGAGATCGCGATTGAATCCACATTCGCGGCTGAAGCATTCGTATCTGTTGACGAATTCGCGTAGAGCAACGTCAGCGAATTCGCGACCGCTGGCACTGAGCGGGCGATCTCGCGCCAGTTGGTCCCGTCGTACTTCAGCGTGATCGTGCGATCCGTCGCACTCAGCGCACAGTCGCCGTTTAAGAGGAGATTGCCGGTGCCATCCTTGAACGTGACCACGCGCGCCACATTGGCCGCTTGAAACGTCGCGATGAAACCTTCCGCGACGCCCGTGCCAGCCGTCAGCGTGTCGAGATCATCGGAGGCGGCTGCGCCTTCAGTGTCGACCGCGTGATTTGAGCGCGTGACGGTCACCACGCCAGAGGCGATCGTGAGCGTCGTCGTCGCAGCCAGATGTAGCCCGCGCGTCCGCACAATGCCCCACGGGAGCGATGACGTGCCGAGATCCTGCCCGCCGGCCGCCGTTGGCTTCAAACCATGCGCCAACCCGTTGAGTAAGGCATCGCCGATCGCGACGATTTCATCCTGCGGTTGATTCACATAGGATGCGAAAATCGTGTTCCCTGGGCCATCCAGTTTTGTCGTGAAGCTAGGAACAGAGTTGGGATAGTTCGCAGCCATCAGAGCCCGCTCGGAATCGCCTCAGGCGAAATACCTAAGGTGTAGTTGAACCACCGGAACGCTTCCTTCCCGCGATAGGTTCCGGTCACGAATGCTGTGAGCCCCTCGGCTTCCAACGGAAAGTCCAGCGGTTGCCTGAGGCGTCCAGCTCCGCCAAAACTGTCGACGCCGAATTCAGCCATTCCAAACACCGCTGTCGTGCCGCTGATGTCCACGCTCTGTGAGCCAAAGCTCTGGTTGTCGACACCGAGTTCAATGCTGAACGTTCCCCCGTGCGGTTCGAACTCCATCGCTCCATCCACGACTGAGGCGACACGCCCGCCCATCGAGAACGTCGGCCCGGTGTAGATCGCGACCATGTCGGCTCCGTCTGCGGTCGTGCCCGTCCGTTCCTCGAACAGCTTCCCAATCGTTTGCGACCAGGAGAACAACCGCCCGTGGTTCCCGACACCGGGTTCATTGCCGTCCCACTTGATGTAGCCGCCAATCGATCGGCTCGTCGCGGTCCACGCCGGGACTTCCTGCAATCGCGTTCGGTTCAAGTCCAGAATCATTTCGCCAGACGTGCCGAACGGATAGAGGTTGGTTACTGCAATCGCCACTTCCTTCGCCGCTTGGTGGTAGCAGACGGCGGTCTTCGACAAGTCCGCCGCACTCGCGCTCGTGATGTACTTCCGCCAGCCGATCGCCGTCGGCGCAAAGCCGTCCACGTCATACGACAGCAACCGATCGGTCGCGCCGTCAAAGAGGTAAATCCCATCGGCCGAGGCGTGGATCACACCTTCCTCGAGCGCATCCACGGCGCGCGCACCCAACGCGCCAGCCTGCGCGGCTCCTGACGGTCGGACTTCGAAGTCCAACGACGTTTGTCCGATGACGAGAAACGGCTTGCTCTGCCCCCACACGGTCAAGGTATCGCCTTGGGGCAAGAGCGCCGCGATGTCGTCGCCGCGTTCAAAGGGAATGTCGATGAAGAAATCCCCCGGCCAGGACTGCGGCTCGAAGATTTGCGTGAAGCGCAGGCGGTTCTTCACCACGGCATCGCGCGCCCACATACGATTCTTCCAGAACACGCCAAACGACAGAATCTCCGGGACATCATGATCCGACGGCGCTTCCACGCCGCTGCCCCAGTTATTCGTCGTCACATCAAAGGTCGTCGTCGCGCCTCCAGGATTCGCCACCGTGCCGATGCGGCGTCGGACTTGTTCTCCGGCCGTCTCGTCTCGCCCGTAGATCACCAGCGTGTCGACTTGCGTGTCGGGATGCTTCGTGAGTGTCAATCGCACCGAGAGATTGCCGCCGGAGGGCACATGCGTGACGCGCGGACTCTCGTTGCTCTCGGCTAGAAGTTCGTCATCGCGTCCGGAGTAGCTGAATTCATACGTGTTCCCGCTGACGAGTGACCCGCCGGCTAGATTCGCGTCCGTCGGTGCTCCGGCCGGCGCCGCGATCCCGAACGCTGTCCACGTCGTGCCGTCCACCGATTTCTTCGCCGCGGTCGCGCCGTCGAGAATCGCGACCACATCGCGGTTGTAGAGAAAGAAGATTTCGTTCGCGCTCGACCAGCCCGTCGAGACGGCCGAGCCCCACACGCCGGCATCGCTCGGTTTGTAGACACTCCCATTCCACGCCGCGAGCGTGAACGGACTCACGAGTCCGAGATAGATCCGTTGGCCACCTTGCGGCCGACCGGAACCAAGTGACGCGGTCGAGAACGACAGGAATCCCGGCCACACGATCAGCGTGCCCGCTTCGCGCAAGCTCCAATCACGGAGCACCCGCGAGCGATTCGCCGCGAGTAACGTCGCGGCTTTCCGCTGATCCAACCCGCCCGACAAATCCTCGACCGGCACCTCGAAATAGGCGCCACGTTGGGGGACGCGCCGAGCCTTGAGACTGGTCGCCATCTAGGCCAATCGGTTGCGTCCACGCGACTCAAACGGTCCGGTCAGCGGCGCTGAAGGAGTCGCCGCCGAGACGTTGTCCCACGGCATCGCCGCGCGGATGGGATCCTGCGAGCCTGGATTCACGCGCGGCACGGGCGGCTGACCGATCGGCCCCGTTGGAAACGACGGCGCACTCTGGGCGACATCAGGAAAGAGTCGACCATCGCTTCGCCCCGGATCGGGTGTCGACATCCCACCGCCACCTCCACCGCCCATCGCCTGCAACAGGGCTTGAATCACCGCCGCTTGCGGATTGAAGCCGCTCGGCAACGCGGTTGATCCTGGGCTCGTCAGCAACCGTTTCGGGGCGAGGGCCTGTGCCCCGAGAAACTGCGGCAGATGCAGACTGAGCACCTTGAACGCTTGCGCGAGATCGGATCCGCCGGCGCCTTCAAGGCCTGCTTGCCGTGGTCCCATCGCCTGATTGTCCGCACTCGGGATGAACGTCATCCCAATCGGTTGGTTCATGGCCATTAGCTGTTCCTTCCGAGCGGCCCGACATAGGCCGGTAAGTCTTCGGTCTGCACCAACGGTCCCGTGGCCGTTCCACGAATCCGCGGCTTCGGCATGTTCAGCACGCGGACGATCACCTGCAGTTCATGCGTCGGACAGATCGGCGAGCGTTTCTCGTCAAAGGGAATCACGCAGCCGCAGTGCAAGAGCAGGGACGGCGTCACGGCGTACTCCGCGGATCGAAACGGCGAACGGGTACGTTCAGCTTGCGGCGATAGTTCTGCGCGAACTGCACTTGATCGCCCGACTTTGGCTTTTCCGCCCCGAGATACCTCGTCACTTCCGCTTCGAACAACTGAAACATCGCCTGTTCACGCGCCGTGTCTTTCCTGAGCTTCTCCAAGTCAAACGCGGCGTAGTAGACCAGGGCCCGATGCCACGGCCGTTGTGTCTTCAGGGCATTGCCGCTGATCGTGAATGGCTCGTCCGAGTCCGCACTCATGTCCGCCGGGACGATCACGTAGTCGACGAGTGCCGTCCACGTATCCGATCCGGTGATGTGCGGCTTCGGATGCAGGCCGAGAAAAAACGCTCCGCCATCACGTCTGGTGTAGTACTTCGCGGGAATCGCCGCCGCGACCGCGCGCCAGTTCGGTTCGTCGATATTCAGCCGTTCCACACTCGTCGATGTGAAGCTCTTGCCTTCGAGATATCGTGTGCTGGAACCGGACACGATCCGAATGGACACGCCACGGCGTGAAATCTGGGCGAAGTCCGTAATCGTTTCCAGGTCATACTCTTGCGTGTCATCGACCAGCGAGACCGACGCGAGCCGCGTGACACACTCCGTCCGCTTGTTCCACTCCAATTGCGCGGCATTGATCGCGGCTTTCCGGCGCGCAGTCGTGAAGCGCTGCGTCCGATCGGCCGTCCCGAGCTCGCGGTCCAGTTCCGTGCCATAGAGCGTGACGAAGTCCATGTCTCCCCTGTCGTTGACGCCTCGCCTGCGTTCGGGCTAGGCTGTCCCCATGCGTTTACTTCATGCCCTTGCCACCGCTCTGCGATCCCTGTTCACGCGTCGGACACCGAAGCGGCCGATTCCCTCGTTCGGCGGCCCGTCGTACGATCCGCGCGTGGATCGGCACTACTACGACTAGCCCACGAACAAGAGTCCCAAACGACCAACTGAACTCGGTGGCGGTGACCCGCCGCTCACGTTGTCTGCGGACCAATCGTCGAGTTCGAACGCCGTCAACCCGCTATAGCCCCACAAGCCCGCGGCGCCGCCGGTATAGGTCGCGTCATTCGCCGTCCCACCAGACGGTGTCGAGCCGTTCACGAACGCCGTCAAATCCGCGCCGGACACTTCAAGCCGCAACACATCACCGACCGTCGGAGTTCCCGTCACGGTTGATAAGTTCGTGAGCGCGCCAGCATCCATGCGACTGATCTTGTAGGTGCCAGCATGATCGCCGAACACGTAACAGGCTTGACCACTCGCCTGAATCCGTACCGCCACGCCCCCGTACGCCGTGGTCAGTCCCGTGCCGTTCAGCGTCGCTTGTGACTTGTGATCCGATCCGAAACTGTCAGCGTTCCAGTACATCAACTGAAACGTCGAGCCGCCCTGTCCCACAAGAAAATGACTGGAGAGCAGGAACTTGCTAAAGTCGACGCCGTCCGGCGCCGTCCAATTGCCGCCGAGCGGATTCTCGTCGGGTCGGTTGAAGTTGTCGGAAGCTGGGAGCGCCATTTACGTCAGCCTCCAGCAATGAATCAGCGGTTCTGTAATGCCAGGCGCCGACGTGCCATCGCGGTTTGCTTCCATGATGTAGAGCCGATCGGTCGCCTCATCGAACCACGCGCCGCCGACCTTCCCTGCTTGATGACTCACGACCGTTTCGAACGCGGAAATGTCGCTTAGGCGCGTGAAGTCCACCGGCGTCACTTGATCGATCGTCTTGCTGCCGCCGAGGAGCGCCACGAGGTCGTCGAAGGAATGCAACCACGCGTGCGGCACGATCGTCTTGGATGCCGGACCCGTCGACTGGAAGAACGGCGAGGTCTGTCCATGTGGACATGTGCCGTGCCCGCCGTAGAAGACATGATCGACGGTGTCCGTTCCGTAGTCTTCGCCCGCGATCGTGTCGCAGAGCGTCCCCACAAACAGGAGTCCCGATTTATTCGTCGAGGTCGTGATCATGCACATGCCGTTGCAGTAGTCGAAGTACGACCCGACATCCGTCGCAAAGGGACCAGTGGCTGACCGCGGTCCCCAGATGGGCGCGGAGTCGTACGCGGTTCCCCCGCGTCCGTTGTCGTACTTCGCCAGCAGCACAAACGTGCCGCTCGAGGCACTGTTGGGAATCGAACCGAGCCCAGACGCCGGAATCCCAGTCAGATTGCCAGGACCAGACGTGGTACTCCGCGCCGCATAGGAAAACTGCATCGTCGAGCCGTCGGTGATCGTCGGTCCGATGTAGCCGCCGTAGATGCCCTCGACTAGCGAGCCCACCAGCGAGGTTGGTTGCGCAAACAACGACGTATCAGCGACTGGAATCGAGGTCGCTCCAGCCGAGATGTTGGCGGTCAACGCGCTGTGATTCCCAGGGTCGTTCCAAAAGCAATTCTTGCGGACGAGCGTCGGAAGTGGCATTGCATGATCGCGCGAATACAGCAGCACTTCGGTGCCAGAGAACGCCACGTCTGATTGGTTGGCGTAGGCACTCGGAGCGATTGATCCGGTCGGGACCGTGAACGCGTAGAGCGCCCCACCATAGGGCGAACTGTTCACGCCAGATTGTGCGGTCGCGCCCATGCCGAACGTCTTGCCGCCGAGATGCGCGTCAGCGAATGCCTGCGGAATCTTCGTGAAGAATCCCGCGACTTTCTTCGACGTGTTCCCAATCCGCCACGGTCCGTAAATCGCGCTGATCTGCCCACTCCCAGGCGAGGCGTCGTTCAAGACGGACGCGCCCAAGCAGCGGTCGTTGAAATCCGCCGTGTTGTAGGAGTAGAAGAACGACCAGTACAGCGCCCCATTCTGGTAGTGACAGGCGGTGATGATGTCGCAGACGTTCCCGCCAGAGTTCAGCAGGTAGTCCGACGGCGCCCCGTTGTAGATGTTTCCCCAGTCGGTCACGATCGAAAACCGGCCGCCCGATCCAGCCGAAATCGCCGCCGCTGCCGTCGCTTGGAATGACGCCGGTGGTGCGACTTCCACGACTTTGTAGCCGTTGCCGTTATTGCCCATGACGAACAGTCGCGTTTGCCCAGCGACACGGCGGCCACTCATCTGCCCGCGCGCACCCGAATAGTCGGTCACGACACCAGAGACCGGCAAGCACGCACAGCCCAGATATGTGAAGTCGGCGAACGTGAGGTCCGATGGATTCCCGCCACCGCCTCCTCCACCGCCACCACTGCGGTTCTTGATGCGAAGACGCGGAGCCCCCACTACACCTCGACGTAGACGAGCTCGCCACCAATCGCCACGGCACCACTCAGGTTCACGTTCAGGAGAGTCGTGGCCGACGTTTCGAACCAGCCGACCGGATTGAACGGCGCACAGATGCCCATGTTCGCGACGCAGTACTTGAGCCCGGTCAAATCCGTGCCGCTCGCGCCGTCTTGGAACTTTGCGTTGACGGTCCCGTTGGAGATGAAGTTGTAAGCCAGGACGCGAATCTTCTTCGACGAGACGGCCGCGACGAGTGTGTTGTTGCCAGAACTTGACGCCGCGATCTTTGCGAACTTCGGCGTCAGCGCCGTCAGATCGTTCATGATCACGTCGGTCTGCAACGCGCAGCCAATGTTGTCGGTCGTGTTATCGACGGCGGTCGCGACGGCAGTGCCGTCCGACTTCACCTGCATCACCTTGACGGCATGCGCGGTCGTGTCGGTAATCTCAGTGCCGCCAGAATCGACCATGCCATATGGCTTGGTCCACAACTGGCCGCCGCCTGCGACCTGCAACGGTTCGTAGTCGCCGTTGGTGTTTCCTGACGACAAATCAACCGGTGTTGATTCACGAACGGCGAGCAACATCACGCCGGTATCGCCCGACGAATGCGAGTTGTCTTCGGCTTTCCCGAGATGCGTGGCGCCCGTCCCAGGCACCACGGACGTGCTGATCGACGCGAGCACGCCAGTTGAGTCGTTCGCCAGCGTGACGCGCTGCGTGCCAGTGTTCGTCGCGCCGTTCCCAGCCGCCGTCGCGTTGGCGCCGATCTGCGTGAGCGAGACCTGGACGGGCGTCATCGACGCGACGCCCTGGATCGTGATCACGTCAGCTGACGCAGTCCCGGCCGTGCCCAGCGCCGGTTGCTTCGCGGACGTGGACGCACCTGTCGGCAAGACACTCGTCTTGACGTTGACGAAGAGTCCATTCGTGGCGTCGCCTGGAATGACGGCGGTGTCATCCGCCGTTCCAGACATGATCTTGATGTGCTGGACGTGCGCGCCGCTTCCGAGCTGGTCCGTTGAGAAGACGGTGCTATTCGGAATCGTCGCCGCGGTCGCCGTCTGAAAGGTGACGTTGTCGCTCAATGGTCAGCGCCCTCGACCGCGCGTGCGATTCTGTTTCGTGTAGACCGTCGTGGTGGTCCCGCCGCTGACGGTCGCATTCCCGACGATCACGAGCAGTGGCATTGGATTAGTCCACGAACAACGTCAGCACGCAGGTGCCAGACGGGAAGTCTTCGATGAGCACCGAGTCGTAGAACTGCGGTCCACGACCCGCCCACAGGTCCGCGTTGTCCGTCGCGGCCATCACGAGATAGTCAGCAATGACCGATCCGCCACTGTCAGTCACGCGCAACCGATCGCCGGCACTCCCACCGGCAACCTGCATCGTGAGTCCGGCCACGAAGACCGGCGTGGCGTAGGTATCCGCATCGGCGGTGAACGTGATCGATTTGCCTTTGCGAGAAACGGACATCGCTTACACCAACGTGCCGTTGGTCGCCACAGCGGCGGCCGACCAGTTGCCCGCCCACCAGCCCGCATCCATCGTGATCGGCGCCGCGCCAGACCCGATGCCAAACCGGTTGTTCATCACCAGTCCCGTGGAGGCCGTCAGGCACACGATGCACTTGGTGGCCGACGCGGTCAGATTCACGATCACGTTGTCGCGGAAGACCGCGTTGACCATCGCCACCGTGATGTTGTTGAAGAACCCCAGCGAAGTCGTGAACGCTCCGATTACCGAGTTGCCCTGGAGCAGAAAGTCCTTCTGGTTCCCCGCCGAGCCGACGCACTGAATGAAGTTCGTGCAGCCGGCATCCGCGGTGCCGTGGACGTGATTGCCGATGAAGCGAAAGCGATTGACACCCGTCACGGTGATCCCGAGCGCCACCTGATTCGTTGCGTTGGCGATGTCGAATTCGCAGTTGAAGAACTCGCAGTCATCGCCCGTGACGGCAAACATCGTGACGACGGCGTCCACACCCGTGCCGACGAACACGCAGTTCTGAATCGACACGTTCGCCGCGGTGACGGTCCACGTCGCCGTAGTGAGCGTTGACCAGGTGAACACCGGACGCTTGCGCCCGTTGCCCAAGCCGATGATGCTGAAGCCTGAGGTTCCGCACGCGACCGAGGCAGCGGCGACGATCGATTCCGCGTGGCCCTCCATGACGAAGATCACGTCGTCGTTGTCGGCTGTGACCTGCGTGATGGCTTTGGCGAGTGTCGCGAACGGCTGTGACGGACTCTGCCCGTTGTTGCCATCCGATCCGTTGGCGTTGGTGCGGTTACAAACGAAGTACACCTGCCCCGTGCGCGGACGTGCGGCACCAGGGAGCACGGGCATGCCGAAGCTCGAAATCCCGAAAGGAAATGGAGTGATCGGCATGGTTATGCTCCCGGATTGCCGTAGTTGTTACGCCAATCCACCGAGTCCCAGCACATGCGCGCACGCAGCTTGTACAGCCGGTTGCCCGTGCGGGGATCGGTCATCGGCGGCGGCTGGTAGATCGCCTTCCGCTCCAGATACAAGAGGCCGTTGGCCATCTTGTCCTTCGGCACCAGGAACCACGCATCGGTGTCCGTCAGGAACGGGTTGACCTTGATGGTGATGTCGAGATCGGAAATCGGGTTGATCGAGTGGTTCGCCGACTCCGGATCCATCACCGACTTGACGATGCGCGCGGCGTTGAACCGATTGGCCGGCGCGACCAACAGGTAGAACCCGGTCGCAGGTGCCACGAGTTGGCCCGACTCAATCTTGGTGTCCGTGTCCAGGTCGATGAACGCCTGCGCCAGTGACGTGACCGAGAGGTCCGCTGCGCTGGACGCGGTGTTCTTCGCGGTGCCGCCGCGCTTTAGGGTGTGCGCGGTGGAGTAGAGCGCCACGCCATCGGCTGTGGTCTGCGTGCTGAAGCCGTTGTTGAAGATCGCCGCGGCCTGTTTCTCGGCCACCTGGCCCATCGAGAACGTGAGGAACTTGCCGTGCTGGGACAGGATGTTTTCGAGATCGTCCTCTTCTGCGGTCTCGGTGATCTCGGCCATCAGCCCCCACTCGAGCGGCGTCACGTCTTTCGTGTTCGCCTGCTGAATGAGGTCCGTGGCGTACTCTTCGCCTTCCGGCTTCTGCGGCACGTCGCCGTAGGGCGCCACGGTGACGATGCGCTCGAACTTCTTGCCGGTCGTCTGCTTCTTGAACAGCTGCGGGTAGATCGATTTCAGCTCGCTGACGTTCTTGTCCAGGAGCGCCGTCATCAGCTTGTCGACGTTGTCGATATTGGCTGGGATTTGAGATCGAAGCTGGGCCATCTACACTCCTCCGACCGCGCACGGGACCAGTCGGATGAAAACCAAGTCCTCTGGTTACGTGCCCGCGCCGAAGATGGTCGCCTTCGGATCGAAGTGGAAGACCACGTTCGCTTCGAAGTCGCCTTCGGTCGTCTGCAACGTCTGGTTGTCGGGGTTGATGAACTTCTCGCACACGACCGAGTCGTTGCTGGAGTCGCTGATGTCCACGACCCAGATGCTCAGGGAGGCGTGGGCTTCGAGCGCCTTGCAGACGCCGGTCATGGTGAAGTCAACGGCGGTGCCGGCAATGGTGCGCGCGACGAACTGATACTCCGGCTTCGCGAGCCAGACCGGGCACATCGCGCCGAGCGTGGTACCGTCGGAGTTCGCGACAGCGGATGCGTCACACGCAGCGACGCCGACGAGCGCGGCAACAGGGTCATTGCCGGCGACGCGAATCTGGTTCTCGACGCCCGCGCCACCCTGAATGATCGGGTAGCCTTTCTTGAACGTCTGCGAGGCCGCCATCGGGTAGTGCTGAACCTTGCAGCGGCCGTACGGGCGAATCCCGTCACCGTTGCCAGGGACAAACGTGGTCGCCATGTCTCCTCCAGTTCGTGCTGGTAGACCTTCGGCCTGTCAGTCACGAACAGTTCTAGTGTTGGAGGTTGAAACGTGATGTCGCCGTCCGCTTTCAACCGAAGCGGACCGCGCAACACCCGCGCATGGCGTGGCGGGCTAACGCAACTCGTACGGTTCGATCAGCGAACCGCGTCTGCTCTCAGGATGGGCGGCTGAGAGGCCCGCGAAGCGGACAGGATTACGGTTCCTGCAAACCGCTCTCGTTCACGAACGCGACGAGAGGACGCGCTAGAGCCGAGTATGGGAACTCAGCGAGTCACTGTCAAGCTAGCTAAGGTCGCAACGTCGCCCATTTCTTCGCCTCAAGCACGCGCCTGAGGAGGTCTTCGACGGTGTAGGTGTAGGCTTCCTCAGATTCGCGCGAGTGTTTCAGTCCGCGCGCTTCGAACATGCCGAACACTGCGTGCATGATCTCGTGAACAAGTGATGGCACATCACGGACGCTCTGCACCCAGACGACGACAGGAGATCCGAGACGCACCCAGCAGTGGCCCATAGCGCCGTCTTGCATCGACACGTCGCCGTCCCAGCCTTGTTCCTGTACGTATTTCGTGACCTGCGCTTCGGTGCCGCCCTGAATGAAACAGACCTCCCACTTCCAAGGATTCGCGCGCGCGATCACCTCTCGGAGTGGTTCGGCTCGCCTTCGTCGCGCCATCAGTCCGTTCCAGCTTCCGCGCCGAGCGTCGTCCGCTCATGCTTCATCGTCTCGATCGAAATTCCACCAGAATGCACCATCTGCGCCGCTTGGTCCCGTTCGGCGCCAAGTTCGGCGTTCGCATGGATGGATTCGGCCAAGTCCTCGCGCTGCGCCCGCTTGCTCTTGCTCCGCCGAATCCGTTCGTCGAGCTTCTGCTTGTTGATGTAGTTGTAGGCGTGGATCGGGATCTTCATCGTGATTTCCTTGCCCCGATCCCCGCGTCTGACGTACATCGTGCCGTTGTCTTCCTTCTGTCGGACGAGATCGGATACGTCTTCGGTGTCCTGCAGCTCCTCAACAAGCACGGGGATGTAGCCCTTGGACTTCATTTGCGCCCAGCGGCCTTCGATCGCCGTGTTACAGGTGTGGATGTGCCACTTCCGCGCCGGTTTACCGCAGCGCTTGCCCGTTTCGGCGTCTCTGCCGCGGCACTGCGTCGCCCCCATCGGCAGATCCCGCTGATGGTCCGAGTTCATGCAGCAGCCTTGCGCTTCATCTTTCAGCAGAATCGGCAACGAGCCAGGATCGTGCGGATCGGTGAGGCGCCGTTTCAGGACATCGACGGCTGGATAGTCCTTCAGCAACTCCGTCAGGAATTCTTTGGTCTCAGCCGCGCCCACGGGAAGCGCTTTCGCGACTGCTGCCGCGTCTTTCTTCGGTCTCGCCATCACTTCACTCCTAGCGCGATGCCTTTACGGCCCACGGCGCCATCTTCGAGTCGTTTCACGGCCGCCGCGCCGCGTTTCGGGTCGATCCCTTGACGCTCGAACATCGCGGCCAGCTCAGGATCCACGGCTGACTCGCGTCGACCACCACCAGAACCCGCCCGATCGAGGTACAACGGCTCATCTGGCGCTTTCGGCGTGCGTTTGTTGCGCCGATCCAGCCCGATCGCGCTGTTCAGGACCAGATCGACCACATCCGGACTGGAGAGCAGGTGCGCCGGCAGCTTGGACGCGACTTCTTTGATGCTCTGCTCAGTCGCCAGCGGCACCCCGTCGTCATCGGTCATCGCGGCAGCGGCTCTCAGATTCGCTTCCGCGCGCTGATTGAGCGCCAATCCCGCAAACGGCTTGATCCGCTCGTCGGTGTTCCTGGCATTCCGCTTGTCCATCACGCCGAGCAGACGCCTGGCCTTGACCAGATCGGGTGTTGAGCCATCCGCGAGCACAAACCCGAGTTCCGTGGCGATTTCCGCCGCTTCCGGGTCATCCTGCTCGGTGGGCTGATCGACCCGCTCCGAGGTCGGCTTGCCCTGTGCGATCCGAAACGCTTCGGCGCGCAGTTTGGGGTCGGTCACGACCGCGTTGATGATGGGCTGGACGGCGTCGAGCTGCTTTTTGAGGGTCGCATGATCAGCGGCAACGGGTTCTAGTTCTTTCATGCGCCGATTCGCGGCTCGCAACTCGCGTTTCGTCGCGATCAGCGCCGCTTCGACTTTGTCTTTCGCCGTCGGCGGATCAGCGGCCAGTTGCTTGACCTCTGCAACAATCGCTTCATCGTCCGGATCGGGCTCACTCGGAGTGTCAACAACAACTTCGTCGCTCATGCCGCCTCACTCTTCGGTTCTAGGATGGCGAGGATCTCAGCCTCGCGGAGAATCACGTACCGCACCTCGTGCAATTCGAACTCGTCGCCAGCATCGAAGGGAAACAGCACCACATCGCCGACTTGCACATCGAATGGTGCTGGGCGCCTCGCCATTAAGAAGAGGTCCAAATCCTTGCAGATTTCCGGAACGACATCGCACATCCGGCCAGCGTCTGTCAGATTGCCAATATGACTTTGGCGATACTCATCGAGTTCGGCCATGATGGTGTCGAGATCCACGGCGCCAGACTTCTCACCGAGTTGCATCACGACGCCGCGGGTCTGAATCTTTCGATCCGGATTGCGCACTAGGACCAGTCCGTTTGCTGTCTGGGTCTCCGCCTCTTTCGGTGGCAAGGCCACGAGGACACGATCACCAAGGACGCGGATCATACGGTCGGTTGCTCGGGATAGTCGATCGTCTGCTTGACGATCGACGGTTGCCAGATACACTCGGCGCCCATTTCCAACTCGGCTCGGCGAATCGCGTCAAGCAGACTGAAGTACGGGCCGACACCATCGTGGAAGCCCAACGCCACGGACGCCCAACCTCGCGACGGCACATGGAAAATCCGAATGATGCGCTTATCGCTCGCGCGCTCACCGTCGATCGCGTGAAGGAAAGTGCTGACCGTCATCGGCTCCTCCGCAACGCGGCGAATGGTCGCCGATCCACTCGCGGATCACTCAGCGCCCGAATTTGCTCCTCGGGCCACTTCACCAGATCGTTCACCGCTTTGGCCGTCATCTGCACGCGCTTCACCGCATCCGCAATCTCGTAGGCGTTCTCCTGACCTGGAGGAATCGCGGCTGTCACGCGCTGGACCTCACGGCCGAAGCCTGCCGGACCCCATTCGTGCTCCAGCTGCGCCACGAACAGCTTCCAGCCGTCGCTCTGGATCAAGTCCTTGAGCGCGGCCACGATGTTCGCGGGCGAGCGATCGTCGTCGAGTTCGGTCACATCTTCACGCGGTTGAGTCGCGGATTGGTCGCCTTCGCCGCCGGACTCGCCTTTCGCGTTGCGGCTGCCAGCACCGCGCCAGGATTCCGAATCCCAGACTGTCGGCCAATCTTCGCCGCGACGGCTCGGAATCCCGGATGCGCGGCCGTGTGACGGGTGTTTGTGTGTCGTGTCGTCATCGTGACTCCTATCCGACGTTGGGGGCACCGAGACTCGTCAGCGCGCCTCCACCGCCCATGTGCGCCAGAATCGCGGCGAGTGCTGGATTCATCGGTGGCTGACCCATTGGCATTCCAGGCGGTTCCGTGGGCGCTCCAGGCTGCAACTGCGGACTCGCGGCAGCGGGCATTTGTGGCGCCTGTAAGGCACCAAGGAACGGCTGTCGATCCCGAATGTTGTACGACCGCAGCAGTTGTTCCAGAATGGCCTTCCCGACCTCTTGGCTCATCAGGAGCGGCTGCAGTGCAGGGACCGCCTGCGCCAGTTTGGTGATCGCGAGGAAGAACCCATCGGAATCCTGCCGCTGCTTCAGCGTGTCGGCGGTCTCATCCGACCCGTAGGGCTCGAACTGGAAGTCTCCGCGCAACATGTCGAGCGTGAACTCTCCATTGAAGTCCGGGACGCGCGCTTGAACCATCTGCTGTACCGACGCTGGCGCCGCCATCGGCTTGCCTTCCGCTTCCAAGGTCTCCAACCAGATGGCATGGGTCAGCTTCATGACCCGCGCCAGGGCGAGATGGAGATGGCCGATGACTTCATCGACCCGCACCGCCGACCCGCCGGCCACGAGTCGATTCTCACCCAGCGTGCGTCGTTCGCTCGAGAGCACGCCCACGGCTGAATCGGACATCCCGCGGACGCGTTCGTTCGCATTCGCCAGGGCGTGCTCCTGCTCCACAATCGAGACCGGCACGTCCGCCACCTCCATCTGCTTCAATTCGTTGTGGTCACGGACCGTGATGACGCGACCGACGCCAAACGGTTGCGCTTGCGCGTCCCACAGCCCGCCCGCAATCTGCTGAATCGGGGCGTTCGTGGCGAGGGCTCCCCGATCGGCCTTCATGTTCCGCAGCGAGGTGTGTTCCTCGGCCAACGTCATGATCTTGTTGAACGTAAAGGAGTAGCCGTACACCGAATCACGCCGCGGGAACAGGATGAATGGCACACACCGCGGCATGCCAACTTTCTGGACGAACGTGTCGAGCTTCAACCGGAGGAGCACGCGCTGCCGACACGACACCGTTGCCAAGTACCACTCTTCGCGGCCATCCCCGTCTAGATCGCGCTTCAGCGTGACCTGCCAGAGTTCTTTCTCGACGGCGTCGCCTTCCTGTGACGCCACGGTGTCAACGGTTGTTGGAGCAGGGGCGTTCTCCCGGTCGCTATTGTCGCCCAGCAATTCGACGGCATCCTTGTCGTAGATACCGTCTTTCGCCTTTTCGCGAATCTCCGGCATCCGCGGCCAGAACCGATAGGCGTAGCCGTAGGTCTGCTTCTGACTCTTGGCGTGCCCTGGCAAGAACACAAAGTCTTTCAGCGAGATGGCGTCGTACTGCGGGCCGAGCCGCTTAGCTTTCGTCGTCGTCTGCTCAACCGTGGCTTTCGGCTGGCCTTCCTGCGCCTTCATCGGCTCGCCGGTTGCCGGATCGACCTGGAACTTCGGCTGCCCGTCTGGCCCAAGGATCGGGCCGCCGGTGTCCGGGTGGAGTTCCAACGCCAAGTCCATCTGTTCGGTGCGCTTCATCGTCTCGACGCGCTCCGACACTTCCAGGATGTAGCCGTCTTCGATCAGCGCCCCGTGAATGGTCTTGCACAGCTCCGTCTTGCACTCGGATTCCGGCTTGCGCACCTGCCAGTCCAGGAAGCCTTCGACGTACGGCGCTTTCTTCGCGTCGGCGCCCCAGCCTTCGACGAAGGCGAATGGCCGCACGCCGAAGATGGCTTTCATCAGGCGCGAGCGCATCGCGTCGACGTCTTCGGTGACGTAGTAGGACGTGAGATCCGCCGCGCCGGGAAATGGTAGATCGTCGGCTGGGGTGCGTCCCTGTTCGTAGAACCAGTCGGCGTAGTCGATCAGCCCGCCGTCGGCGATGACGGATTGGCGGGCGTTGAGGGCGTTTTCGATGTCTCGGATGAGATCGTCTTGGAACACCTTCCGTTCCTGCTCGTCCATCTGGACATCGAACGCCTTGGGCTTCTTGGACTTAGCCACGGTCCTGGTTCATCAAGGCGTGGTTGTTGCGATGTTTCCACGCAAACCGTTCATTGACCCAGCCACAGACCGAGCACCATAGAAATCGGATCGTGAACGTTTCGCCAATGCGACCGACGGATATCATCGTCATCGTGTCGCGACTGTCGTCGTAGGCTTCGCGCGTCCGTTCTAGTCGTGCGAGCGGCATCAGACCTTCTCCAGCAGCCGTCCGTCGAGCTTGTCCACGACACGCTGCGCGATGCGCTCGATCAGTTCGTCGACGTAGACGGCAGGCGGATACGGCGTCTCGTCCGTCGGCTCCGAGCACAGCACCGCATACGCACAATTGAACTGGTTGCGCAGGAAATCAAGGCGGACTGGCTCGTCGTCGCTCACCGTTTCTTGCCCTTCTTCGGCGTCTTCCGCAACGGTGTGATATTTGCCGGCAACTGTGTAGAAATCTGCACGGCTACACCTCGCTTGCTGGATCGTTGAACACGACGGCCTTGATCGCCCACATGGCCGCCGTCTCCAGTTCAGTTGTCGCCACTGAGCGATGCCGCGACGCTGGGCACACTTCGTCGATGACGCGCTGGAGCGAGGAGAACGCGTCGCGCAGGCGCGTGATGCGATTCAAGCCGTCCTCGCTCGGCTTGTGGTAGGCGAAAGGTTTGTCGATCATGGCCTACGGTGTCGGCGGAGCCGGGTTCAGTGCTGCCAAGATGCTGTCGGCCTTCGCGTCGAGATCGTCAAGCTGTGCCTGACTGACTGGCGATCCCGCCGCGATCTGTGCCTGCAACTCGGCAATCTTGGCGATCTGCTCAGCGGCGGTCGCCTTCACCGAGTCCACTGCCGTCTTGATTGCATCCAGTTCGTCGGAGAGTTCCTGTACCGTCGCCATAATTTTGCCTCCCTGAAAGATGAGCATGGTGAGTTTCTCAAGTACGGTATCGAGTTTCGGATCTGAGACCGGCACGCCGTGATGGTAAACGTCGATGCGAACACCATCACTCACGGCTTCGCCTCTGTGCTGAGCTGAATCCGCTCGAATCGTCGTTCCCCGCGTTCCGGACACTTCCGCAGCATCTCCAGCAACGACTGTTCGTACCGCGTGTCGAAGAGAATCGCGCGGTCGATGGTGAAGCTGATCGTCTGAGTGTTCCAGTCGAAGACATCCACGAAGCCGACGTGGAGTGTCTTGACAGGCTCAGCAACCTTCTGCCGCTCGCTGAACTCAATCCGATCATCGAGACCGAGAGGCGGAGGCACCCAGCTCTTACGGAGCGGTGGATTCTCTAGAGTAGTCGCGTCACGCAAGCGCTCTGCTGCCGCCTTCAACCGAGCAGCGACCGTGAACGGCGGTACGGCCACTGTTGGCGGCTTGTGGACAGCGATGCCTTTCGTGCGCTTCGCCATCAGTAGCCGCCTCTCCGCCCCGATCGCGCGAACCGTCGTCCCCCGCCCAACTGAATCCGATCGTCCGGATCATGATCGATCTGCGCCCGCTTCAAGATCTCGCGCTCAATCTTCTGCTCGTCCTTCTGCGTCGGCAGCACTGGCCCGAAGTTCGCAATCAGGTACTCGCAGTCGTTCTGACAGTGGTCGTAATAGCCATCTTTCTTCGGGACTTGGATCGGCTTCCCACCAGCTGTCCGAACCACGCGATCGTCCCAGACGTAGCCAGCTTCGAACCCATCCGGCCCAAAGGCGTCTGTTCGTGCCTGGTCCTGCCCGATGACGCGCCAGTGCGTTTGGTCGATCTGGAAGGCTTCCCCGCCCTTGATGGCCCGTCTCCGCATGTAGGACGCGAGCGTTTGGATTGCCACGCTCCGAATCTCAGGCGTGTTGCTGGTGCTCACCGACCGCGGCGCGTAGCCGAGGAGTTCTTGGAGGGCCTTGACGCCTGTCACCGAACTGCCGAGGCTGTTCTTGTTCGCGCCAGCCGGATCGCAGCATGCCTGAATGTCGTACGGCGTCCCAAACCACTGTGCTCGCTGCTGAATGACCAACGGCACGAAGTCTTCGAGGAAAATGTCTTCGCCCATGATGCCGCCCAGAATATGCAGCGCGCCCCACGGCGTGAACTGCGCCCAGGTCACACACGGCCGGCTGGTCCCAAAGTCCCACGCTTCGTAGAGCGGCAGCGCGGGATTCATCGTCAGCGGAACACAGTGGCGCTTGGCGTCGTAGTAGCCGCCGTAGACCGCTTTGCCCGTCACCGAGAGTCCGCGCTTGCCTTCGATGAAACGGCGCCGTAACGCGCTGCCTTCCGGGTACTTAGCCTCCAACGACTCGATGTAGCCAGCAGGGAGATTCTGCCGGTTGTCATAAACCGAGGTCCAGATGTAATGGTGGTGTGGGTGTCCATCGAGTTCGGGGAACCACGACGCATCGGCGAGCCAATGCCCGTGACCTGGTGGATTGGGGGTGAACCACGCCTCAAGCGGATAGCCCACCTGAGACAGTCGACCAGGCACATAAGCCTCGACCACATCGCGCTCAGCCTCCTCCGGCTGGTCGATCCACAACACCGCGAGGGTTAACCCGGCCAGCTTGCCGTAGCGCATCGTCTCTTCGCTGGCCTTGAGCGCACGGAGATAGATGCGCGACCCGTAGGGCTGAACTTCGTCGTATTCCTCGTCCGGATGCCACTTCAGCGACAGCCCCATCTTGGCGGCCGTATCTCGCCACAGCGGCTTGACTTGCGCGTCCAATCCGTCTTGTGTCCACCGCGTCGCCGCCATGTGGATGCCGGGATGTTCGACGGCGTAGGTTCCGAGCTTCGCAGCCGGCGCCGTGGACTTCCCAGCTCGGATCGCGCCCTCTAGGTCGATGTACTCGATTGCGCCACCGACGACGGCCCGAATCAGAAGGAACTTCGATTGCGGTTTGTTCCAAAAGAAGTCCACGACCCGCGGCTTGGTCGCAGGCATCAGCAGCGAGAGCGCGAGGAGAAGGACATTCACGCGGCGTAATTGTGGTTGATCTGGACGGGCCCACCGTCAGCGCCGGTCACTTCCAGCCGCTCGGTGGGCTTGCCCCACAGGTACGGCGCGATGATAGCCAGTGCCTTGATGCGAACGTGCGGATCGTCGTGCGGAGCCGTGGCGAGGGTATGCAGCTGCGCGGCGTAGTCCCGTCCATCCGGCCCGCCTAGCTTCGCGAACAGGTCACGCGCTTCCTTGCCGCGCTTGTTCGGCGTGCCAGCGGTTCTACCGCCTGTCTTCCACCCCTTCGCCATCTATTTCCGTCTACTTTCGACGGGTTGATGGTTGGATTACAAGAGGCTCAGCCTTGCTTGCAAGGTGGGGGTGTGAATTTCTTTTGGCGGGCGGCGTGACTGGCGAGGTAAGCGATCTGGCGGCGACGTTCAGCGGACAGGTTGTGCGCTCGAGTAAGACCGCCTAAGCGTCCCCTGGCCTGCACAGAGGACACGGTCCGGTGGAGTTCGTCCAAGCGATCAGCGGCTTCTTGGCAGGTCCAAGCGAGGGTATCGCGGTGCTGAGCGAGCGCGGCAGTCGCGAGGTGACGGAGCCTCAAGATGAGGTCTGGGGTCGTCATCACGTCTCCTGCTCGGGCTGCGGGGCAGGAACTCGTTGAGCCTGTTTGATTTCTCGTTCTTCGTAGGCGTGAACGAAATGCTTTAAGCACGTGATCGAGCACGCGACGTAGTAGGCGCCGCGATCCTCGATGCTGAACCAACCGTTCGGCATGTCGCCGTCGTACTCTGGCTCAAACTGCTGGACCTTCAAACATTCGCCGCACGTCCACGGCACCATCTCTCGCTTCTCAGGCATCTCGGCTACTCCTCGAGCTATGGTCTCGTCCAAGGAATGGGCTTCCTGTCGTCGGGGATTCGCATTTTGCCGCGCGCCATCGGATGCAGCGGTTGCCATGCGTTGTTGACGCCGAGGCAATAGAACTGTTCGTCCGCATCCGCGCGATCGGCAGGCTGGCCGAATGCCTCTAGGCATTGCTCCAACCACACCTCGTCGTGGTAGACGGGCGCCGCGCCGAATGCAACAAATCGAATGACTGCGGCACGCGCAGCCGCTTCAATGTCTCCGAGATTAGCCTGCAGATCGTCGCGCACGTCCCATGCCGGCCCGTGCGCTTGCCAATTCGCCCAACGCCACATCGCGGCAGGCTGACTCGCTATGAACGGATAGAGGTTGACGCCGATCCAGCCATCGCAACCAGCTGCTTTCGTGAAGTGCGTCACGCGGAGCGCCGTTGGGTCGTTGCGATCCTTTGCCGCGAGGCTTGGATTCAACATCAGCCACGCCGCCCAGCGCTGAGGATTCTTCACCCACCAGCGGCGAATCTCGTTCCTCAGCGTGCCATCGCGGGCGAAGCGCGCACTGCCTTTGAGCAGCGGCGGATCCCAGTCCAACCCGCTCAGTTCCTCATTGATCGACGTGAGATCGACTTGGTCCATCTCGGCTACTCCGTCGGATCGGGAGGGGCGGCCACGTCCTTCACGGCAGTTCAAGTAGATCGCGGTCCATCGCGGTTGAGCCACAACGCGAACAACAGACAGAGCCTCCGGTAAATCGGCCTGTGTCTTCGTCCACGAAATACTTGAAGTCCAGATCGTCGTGTGGCTTACCGTCACGACACAACTTCGTGCCGCAGACGTGCAACGTGATTTCTTTCGGCGCTTCGTTCATCTCACTCCTCCTTCGGGCGGGATCGACTCGGAGGGACGGTCATTCCATGCACATGTGCAAGACGGGCCACGATGAGACGCGCTGTGGTCTCAGGATCGTCGCCGAGACTATGATTGCAGATCAATCGCGTCACCTCAGCGACCGCCTCGAGAAATTCCTTAGAGCTGTTCGATCGGCCAGTCTCGTCGGCCGTCCAATCCTTGTCCTTCATTGCGGCTCCTCCGGCGCGGTCGGCTCCTGAGAGGGCCTAGGCAACATCGCCAGCAACTTCTCGGCCTCGTCCACGCGGATCGGAGCGTTAGCGCTCTGCGGCAACCATGCGATCAGCGTTCCGAGCGTCTGCTTAAGCGCGTTGACCTCACGACGGAGCTGCGCGATTTCTTTGTCTTTCGTCGGCATGTTCCTCACTCCATCCGCAGGCGGCTTCTGAGATTCGACCCAGGATTTCCACAGCTTCAAGGTCAACGCGCGAATGCTGACACCATCACGCTTCGCTTTAGCACGCAGGGAGATGGCGAGAGCCGGCGGCACACGATCAACTTCGATCTTGACGCGCCGGCTGGTGGCGATTGGAAAGTCGCGAGAGTAGCCGCGCTTAGCAACGACCGAGCGCCGCACCGTTCTCGCGCCGATTCCCGTCCGCAATCTCGCGCCGCAGCCGGTCCGCCATCGCCTCTGGTTCAGTCTCAAACCGCGCGATCGTGCCACAGTCCCTTGTATCGACCACGATCCAGGCCCCGCGCTCGAACCAAACTGTGTATCTATCCATGTCCATCACCTCTGGGACACAGTATAGGCAACAATACCGGTATTGTCAAGTCCCATCTAACGTCTTCGCTCCCCACCCAGCGGGAGGGCGAGGAGGGCTGTCGCGGATTCGCGTGCTTCGGCAACGAGAGCCTTCGTGTTCATCCAGCCATCGGTCGCAGGCCCGCGGGGAATCTCAGGCTCAATGAATTGCTCGGCAGCTTCCAACGCTTCTAGAAGTCGCTCCACCACCTGCCGGAGCGCTCCCTCGGTGGCCTTCTGCTCGTCCACGAGTTCTTCCAGATCGCGATGCGCTGATACGAGTTTCTGATTCGCCTCTGACGCTTCTTTCTTGAAGGCTTCAGCCTGCGCTTTCCAGTAGCCTGCGATGTCGTCTGGCGCTCCCTCGGTGGCCTCGCGTTGCGACTCGAACTTCTCTGCGGCTTCCAAGCGATTCGCAATGCCGCGCAAGTATTGCGCCTCGCAGATGGCGTAATAGCGCTCGATCGTGTCCGCCAGTTCTCGCATCCGCGCAGGCTCCCAGAGACACGCGGCGTCTAGCGCACGGATAGCGTAGTTCTCTTGTGGCGCTCCCTCGGTGGAGGCGTGGAGCGCCCGCAGGCGTTCGACTTCGGCGATCAATGAGTCGTAGCGTGCCCCAATCTCAGCGATGTCGCGCTCCTTACTCGGCGTGATCTGTAAGCTAGCCGACAAACGAATCTCAGCTACATCGCGCCGACACTCCTTCAGGTCCAGCACGGGCGAGTCGGACGCCGGGATGGGCGCAGGGGTGGGCCGTTGAATCTTCTCCGGATGCTGATTCCGCACATGCTCCATCAATGCTGCATCGCTTCCTGTCCAGAATTCGCAGAAGGCGCAGAACAGTTGGGTGTCACAGAACGTTGGATAGCCTTCTTCGGTACTCATCGCGTCGGCTCCGGGGAGTCAGGAAGAGCGGTCACTGCAAGCGCTCGCAATCAGGATCGTCGTTGGTGACGCCTGAATAGCGCGGGTTGCCGGTCAGCACTTCGATATGTGCTCCGATCGCCCAGCCGCGCAACGATGGCGAACCTTCAGGCACCATTGCATTGCGGTAGTCGGTCAGAATCTCGCCGCACCGTTCGCAGCGCTGCACGCCTTCGCGGTCCAGTTCTCCTGCTACGTGAATCATGGCCTCTCCTGTGTCGATGGCGGAACCGCGCCGGCTGGCAGCGTCGCGCGTCGATCGAACCGCGTCAAATCCTGCCCGTATTCGCGTGCTGCCCGCTGCGGTGCGTAGAACCACTGCGGGAACGGCCTGAGCGAGCAATTGCCACGCACGCAGCCGCGCTGCACCTGTTCAACCAGCGACCAGCCGCAGATTGCACACCGCGTCTCATCGTCCGGCGGCAAATCGGCTCCTGGGGGAGCGGGCAGCGCCGCCAACGCTTCTTTCGCCGCGGCGATAGCGTTCCGCACGGCGTCAGCCGCTTCCGGCCGAAGATCGTGACCGCGAGCCCGCGACAAGTTCACGTAGGATTCCGCCTGCCTGACGAGTTCAGCGAACGCGGGCGGCCAGCCCTGCGGCTCCCGGCCGGCCCCTGGAGCGGCCCGCAAGGCTGCCAACCGTTCCCGTAGTTGCTTCATCAACGCTCGCCATTCGTCACGGCTGTCGCGTGGCAGCGCCCAGATGGCACTGGCGATTTCTTTGCAGAGTTCTTCATCCTCCTCCAGCGGCGGCGAGGCGGGCGCGGCCCGTAGGCGCGACACGATTATGGCTGCGATGCTATGGCCACTCGTCCATAGGCCGTGCTCGCGGACTTCCGCGTCCCATTCGCTCAGGAGTTGTTCTAAGTTCATGACATCGCGGGGGGCTGGCGCGGCCTGGATGGCGTCCCCGGATCGCACCAGCACGCAATCTGGATGGACGCAGTTCTCAAAGAACAGATACGAGTCGTCGTCTGGCTCCTGCGGCCAGTCCTCGCCAGCGTGATGCTCCCAATGCGCCTTAGAGAACATCGGCGATGAAGCAATCGCCCGCTCATGGACTTCCTTCTGTAGCCTTTGCGCCAATTCCAGCACCCGCTCGGCGCCGCGCGGGGCGGCGGGAGGCTTATCAGTCATTGGTCACCAGCGTGGTCTCTGGACGTGGCGCGTGATCGATGGCGTAGGCGATATTTGTCAGGATGTCCTCTGCCATCAGCACCTTGCTACCGACGATCAACAATAGCGGCACGCCATTGGACTCTTTGATGAATTGATCGCGCCACGATCGGACGATTTGCGCCGCTCGCGCCTGGTCGTCGTAGATATGGAACTGCGGGGCGGCGGGAGGATCAGTCTTCATGACCAGCCTTCAGTTCTGGCGCGAGGTAGACATCGCCATTCAAGAGACCGTCGCAGTGGGCCAGCGCGCATGCCAGAGCGCCATCAGGATCGGGATCGATCGGCGCTTCATGCGGCTTGCGGACGTTCTCGTTCCACGACGCGCAATCGGTGAAGATTTGCCGAATATCGCGCGCGATGCGATCAGCTTCAGCGAGAATGGCAGCACGCGTCTTCGGTTGGGCGGCGGGTTCGGCGCTCATGAGGAGGACTCCGAATCCAGCAGCGGCGCAGAAACTGGCTCCAGCCACCATCCAACGCCTGCGCGCTCGTCCTCGAAATAACGCCGCTGAATGTAGCTAAGGCGTCGAGTCTTCACATTCCGCACGCCGATACGCCTCCCTACAGTGGTCACTACTCGCAGCAAGCGGCCGTCAGACGCCTTCCAAATCGAATTGATGTTGATCGTTCTCATCCTGGCTCACCCGTCTCCTGGCACGACGAGGGTTAGTCGCCGTCCAAGTCGAACAACGGCAATTCGCCTTCATCGCGCGCCGCTTCGCGCAGTCGCATCAGCACGCCTTCGCGCGATTCGGTGAGTTCTTTCAGATGGTCCTTGCACTGCGCGATCTCGTTCGTTTTGATCGCCAGTTGCCGCTCGAGCACGGCGATCTGGTGAAACCGCCGCGCCGCACGTTCTTCGGTGATGTTCTTCACGCTCATCGTGTCGCTCCAATCGCCTGTAAGGCTTCTTCGAGACTCCGTACCACCGCCGCCGTGCCCTGCCAGCCCGCCAGAAACGTCTTCTGTGAGGCGCGGAGCTGCCCCCGCGCCGTCTTCACTTCCAAGAGGTAGTTCTTGCCCCTGAAGCCCACCAGTAGGTCCAGCGGCCCCTTCTCGCACACACTCGCCCCGACTCGCCGCAGACCGTCCGCGATCGTGTGGTGATTCCCGTCGAGCCGGTGATACGCATACTTCGCCATCGCTAGCCTCTCGGATGCGTGTCAAATAGGAGTCGTTCGCGAGGAATGCGCGGATCAGGACCAAGCGGCTTCGCGGGTCGCTCAAGATAGGCCCACAGCTTTTTGCCGCGATGCACGATGCCGTCATCGCTGCGGTAGTTCGTCCACATCGATACGAGATTCAACCCGTCCGCTTTCAGTTCGCTGATGCGCGTCCGCACGGCGCCAATGTCCGCACCGCAGCATTCTGCCAATGTTTCCTGCGTCCAATACGTCTCCGGATGGGCGAGGAAGTAGGCGCGAAGCTGCTCGCGCTGCACCTTGCGGTCAGCGAGTCGTTGCGGCACGGATGGTTCAGGATTGGACACGGCGTCAGTTCTCGAATCTGCCGACCCGGAATTGGGCCGTCGCTGACCCCGCGCCGCTCGCGGCTGCCGCCGTGTCCAAAGTCATACTCATCGTCCAAAATCCAACCGCCGCTGGGGCATCTTGCCGAGGTCGTGCCAGGCGTAGCGACAGCGCCGTGAGTAGAAGTTCCGTCGACGATTCAGGCGCCGATCAAAGCGCGACCCGCAGTTCATGCAGCGCTTCACGGCGCGTTCCGGAGGCGCGCAAACTCCAGGCCCAGCGCACAACCGGCGCGCGAACTCCCAGATCGGATCAACCGTTGGCTCGCTCATGGCGCGTTCACTCCGTCGCTCTGAGATATGCCAACAGCAGCGCTGAACGCCACTCCCGCAGATCCGCAAGCGCCAATGCCATCGGCTGATCGGGCAGGATAGTCGTCTCGGCCCAATGGAGCAGCGCTATCAAAATCTCGGCTTCGCTACGCTTCAATTCGACTGTCATGCGCCTCACCGACTCCGTTGATGCTGACTCGGCCCCGCGTTACTTGGCGTCTTCAGCGCGCCGAGCGAGTGCGGCCGCCAGTTCGTCGGCGATCCGCTGCAAGCTGTCGCGTTCCAAGCCATGCACGAGCACGTTGACGATCGCTTCCGGCTTGCCGCGCATCGTCAGTTCCAAGTCGTCGCCGAGTCCATTGCCGATCTGCACATCGATCTCTTTCGTTGCCATTTACGCTCTCCTCTTCAAGTCGCGGAGATCATCCACGACGAATCGCGGCGGTTTCCCGAATCCTAGAAACTTCAGCGCCCAGCCCAGCAGGCTCACGAGGGACGCGCCGATCACCAGACTGACCAGCAGCCTCATGATGCGATTGCGCGCTTCAGCACGTCATCGCAGCGCTTCCCGAAGCCGTCTTCGATTCCAAGCCGCTGCAATTCGTCGGTGAACTTCGGCATCAAGCGGGGCGCATTACTCGCATTCGCCAGCACGCGCATCGCTGCGCAGCAGGCTTCTCGATACTGCCGCGCGCCTTCAACCACTTCTTCATACGACGGCTTCGTGGCGGTGCTCATGCGGGCGTGCTCCTGCGCTCAGAAATTCAAGAACAAATTCTTTTAGCGCGAATGGTCAACTGTGACCCTCTCGTCAGTCGACTTACCGCGTCCACCGTCAGCGGTAATCCGCTGCTGTTCGTCGCGCGCGGCTTCTTCCACTTCCGCTCGTTCCGCCGCATTCTCGAAGACCTCAGAAGCTTCTCTGAGTTGGCGCGCCGACATCTTGAATTCGACATACGGGCCGCTCATCGTAGCCTTGCCGCTCTTGCGACTCACGCCGTCCCAGCGTCCGCAGCATTTCGACGCTGTCAGCCTAATACCGCCTGATTCATCGTTCAAACACACGCTCCAGAAGTCTGGGTGCGACCCACACCGCATCACACTCAATCGATAATCCTTCATGGCGGCGGCTCCTCCGTCTCTCCCCTATCGCAGTTAGTAGACAGGCTGCACGCCGAGTCGTTTTTCGATCCATGCGCGCGTTTCCGAGTGCAGCTTCATGCGGTCGCGATTCTTTTGATACCAGATCGCCGTTTCGTTTCGGCCCGTGATGGCGCGTCCGGCGCCGATCCAATCGGCCAGCATTTCGCGCCGGTAGCGGTCAGGAATCGCTAGCGGAAACGTTTCGCCGCTGTCCATCGTAATGAGCCAGTATTGCCAGTGGTGCTTGTTTCGCTTTTGATGGTGATTCCACGCGACGTTGAAACGGTCGCCGACAAAGAAGCCGAACGGCGCGAGTTCCGCGCAGCCATACAGCCCGATTGCGTCCAGTGCTTCGATGGACTTCCGCGTGCCGTAGAAATACTCAGCATAGGGCAACCACTCAGACGGCAGAAACTTCGACCAATCGTGAACGATACCGGCGAACGGAATCCCATAGCGACAGCACGCGAGGAACACGAACCACTTGTGCCGCGCGAGATAGCTCAGATACTTCAGATGCTTCGTCATGGCTCGCTCACCGTCTCCGCGATCTCGTGCATGACCGGCGATTCCTGAGTCCGCTTGCGCCGTTTCAGCTTCGCCTCGCGGACAGGCCTCTGCGCGTTCCGTCGACAGAAGTCATCAAAATCCAACAGGGCCATCGCCGAGACTCGCACCGAGTGGGGAACGATCCCAGCAGCCCAAATCGCGGCAATCGTCCTCGTTTAAGCATTGGATCCAGAACTCGGTCTCCAAATCCGCCTCGATGACCGGCTTGGTGTAGTTCGCGCCCGGACACGCACTGCCGATCGCCGCGTCTTTTGCCATCAGCCTTCTCGGTACTCCTGCGTCTCGGTATACACGCGAACCGGCCCATCGGCGCCTCGAGGAGTCAAGTACTCAATCTGCCAGTCGCGCGCGTCGTAGGCGGTGTGATGACCGTCACACAGCATCCCGCTGCCGGCCGTGGTATGACGGTGTTCTGGCGCTTGCCCGCGCGTATGCGCTCGGCGATGCGCTTCCCAATGCGACCACTGAGAGAATCCCGAGCACGGTCCCACGATGGCCAGGAGTGCCGGATCGTCTGACTGGACCCGACAGTACCCGTCCCGATCCACACACTCGGCTCGGACGTGTTTCTTGACGAGCGCTTCACGGCGATCCTCGCGAGCCTTCTCCTTCTCAGTCGGTTCCGACTTCTTAAAGGGGACCGTCTGGTAGTACTCACTCAGGCGCATCACAGCTCACTCTTGAACAGGCTGGGCGTGACCGGTGCCGGCAGTTCCCCTTTGTAGACTCGACTCGCCGGCGTCATCGGCACCCCGACTTTCTTCAGAAACCGCTCCACGGACTCCCGAGTGAACATCCCGCGCGTGACCATGTCTTCCCAGAGCGTCCGTTGCCCGCACTTCATGCGGGAGGCGGTGACCGGACATGGCGGCTGGTGGGGACAATCGGTCAGTGGCATGATGCGAAATAATGCCGCATCCAACACCGCATGCAGCGCTTCAGTCCATCGCGCATCGAAATCGCCGACCACTCCTTCAGTCCGCACGCCTGACACCGTCGTCGTCGCTCCCGACTACGTTGCTCCTGTGTCGTCATGTCCGACCTCCTCGAGTGTTCCCTTGAAGACACAACGGCCTTTCCTGACTCAGTCAGAGTCGCCGCTGTGTCGCATCCTCGCCCTCCAAGAATGGACTCTCAGTTCGCCTCTGGGGTGTTAGCGCCTCATTGGTACGGGCGGTCCTGCCGTTGTTCAGAACTCGCGTCTTACGCCACACCAAGGGACCGGGTCAGGATGTCAGGTGTCCCGGCTGCCCCCTTCGGACCAGAGGGTGTCAGAATCCGTTCAGCCTTCTGACGGGCTGCCAGCTTTCCGGCGCGAAGCTGGAACCGCTCACTGATCCGCTCAGCGAGTCAAGCGGTGTTACCGTCGTCGTTCCACGAAGACATTCGCCAAATTGGTTTCTTCCTTGCGCTTCCGTTCGTGCTCAACCAAGCAGTTCGTGCAATACGATTCGAAGTCGGGAAAGGTCACCCAGTGCTCACAGCCGCGCGTGGCGCACTTCTGGCCGCGGGCCCACGGCTCGTCAGGTTCGGTGGTCTTCCAGTCGTCGTAGGACATCAGAAAATCTTCCCGGCTTCCTTCGCCAGAATCTCGCGATCGATGTCCGCGTCACTGGCGTCGACTGTCGATGTGCGACGGATCTTCGTAACGTATTGCCGACCACCATCAGACGTGCGGATTTCCAACAGGATGGACTCTTTCGCTTGAACGATTTGCTCGGCGAGGCTCCGCATCTGCGCTTCGTAGAATGGATAACTCTTGCCGTCGGCGGTGACGATGGCTCCCTGCGCGGCGCCAGTCTTCGCCGTCACGCGCTGCAGGGTCGTCGGGCCGATCGTCATCAGTGTCGGTTTCGCTTCGACTGGCGCTTCAACCGTCAATCCACCGTTACGGTTGCGTCCTTCCGCCGCTTCGCCGTCATCATCCTCAGGTGCGATCCCGACGAGTGCCATTAGGCCGTAGCGCCGGCCGTAGGTGATCGCGGAGCCAATCCCCTGCGGCGTGTTCTGCTGCGCCGTCAAGGTCAATGCCTCCCCGATGTATTCGCCGCTCTCGTGCGTCAGGAGCGTCGTGATCGTCACCTGTGGCCCTTCAGCTCTTGGGAGCTGGAGCACAGCCAGCCCGTGCTTGGTAAGCGGTTGCCGACAGGCGTCCCACGCGGCGGCGAGGTCCGCATAGCGTGACTTGAAATGGGGATTAACCGAGTCCTTCATCGCGCCTTCCATCTCGGCCTGCGCCTTCGAGAGCGCTTTTGCGAGCTCGGCGATCGTGGCTGAGCGCAACATGGACGCTGGCGGTGTTAAGCCGGCATCAACGAAGGCGTCAGGGATTTCCCTCATCGATTGGTCTCCGCATCAATCTGACAGATCGGATCCGCACAGTAGGTCTCACCAGACCGGATATAGCGGCCACAGCCCATCAGACACTTCGCCGGAGCGTCCTCGCGCAACCGGTCTGCCGCACGCTTGATCCACGCCTGTTTCTCGACTCCTGGTAGGTCCGCCCAGTGCTGGACATCGTTCGGGAAATAGAACTGCTGGTAATGACAGAACTCGGTGACGGCTAGCAGGGCGGCGTGATAGTTCAACCGCAGATTTGGCGTTTCGGGTTGCACGCTCGGTTGCTGTAGTTCCGCTTTGGCCATCACGAGTTTCAGCGTCATGACTGTTTCTCGCGCTCGCGGAGCATCGCGTCAGCGTGCAGATACGACTCTCGCGCAAGATTTTCTGGACTTAGGTGACCTCCAGGCACACCGCCAAGCGCACCAGACATCGCTTGGATCGCGATATAGTCGCGCAGCGACATGCCGCAGTTCTCGTCCTGAGGGTGCTCGAAGGCACCATCGCGCGTTTCGATCAATGGTTGCGGAAACGCCGGTCCACCGTTATTCATGCTCACGGCTGTGTCCTCACCAACGCCAGCACGGAATCGACAATCTTGCCCGCCGCATCCCGTCGGTCTTGCTCAGAGACTTCACTGTGTCGCACGCACACGGCGTAGTACTCCAGATGCTCGGCCACCAGCCGTTTCGCATCGGCGATTTCCGATACGCGTCGATTCGTCGATCGGGTCAACCAGATGTTCGGTTGATGCACACCAGGGATAGGCAGCATGGGAACCTCAGTGCGTGATGACGACGGTTTCCGGTGACTCCCACATGTCATTGGTCGGCAGCGGCAATGCGAGCGGTCGCGGATAGATCGCGCGGATCGCTGGCGCGCAGTAGAAGTAGCAGGGCAACGTCCAACAGAAGTTGTTGCAGTCGATCACTTGTGCCTGACTGCGGTGGGAGCTGTCGACGCTCATTACCCCAACCAGCATCACGAGGCCGCTCAGTAGTCGTCGTCGTCGCATGCGTCTCTCCGTTTGTAAGCCACTAGCCCAATGAACCCCACACCGAGCCCGACGCAGATCACCGCGAGAAAGACAAGGGCACAGACGGCCACGAGCGTCCCCGTCGCGAGTCGTGCGAGCACTTACGCTCTCCGTCGAATCGCCAAGTCCTCACCGATTTCTGCCAGATGTTTGCGTAGCACGAGCGAGATCAACACGGGCGTGAACGCTAGCCAGAAGGACAACGGCAAGCGGAACAAGCGCGTCAACGAAATCGGGTAGCGGTCATCCCCGTTCAATTGCCGGCCGAGCGTGGACGGGTCAATCCCCATGATCGCCGCCGCTTGCTTCATCTCCAGGTGGACGATCCAAATCGTGGTCGCCACGGCCGCCCGGAGCTCCGCTTCCAACGTCGAGAGGTCGGCCGCGCTCACGCGCAGCACAAAGAGAAAAAGAAAAATGGCGAGATTCCCGAGCACTGACGAACCGTGGATGATCATGTCGGTCTCCTGCACCGATTAATTGCGTAGGCACAATGCCTAGATCGCTCTAGAGTCGCCTGTCATGGAACACATCCGACGGACGGCCGACGACATCTTGAAAGAGTCCCTGGATTCCTTCCGGTTCAAGCACCAGCCCGAACCGCGTCAAGAAGTCCGACTGGCTGCTCTGATCTGCCATCTCGCCGTGGAACTGTCGCGGCTCCAAGATCGCGTCCACCAGCTCGAACAGGCGCGTGAAGCGTGAGGGCATCAGCGACTCCCAATTGGCACCAGATCCAGCCATGCACATCCGGGTGCCTGCAGGTCGATCAGGATTTCAACGACCCATTCCGCATACTCTGCGAGCACGCGGTCACGCGTGCGAGCGGCGGCGGCGGCGGCGTCGGCGGCGTAGGCGTCGGCGGCGGC